AGTATGTTGAAATATTTGGCTCCTGTATAAACCGTGGAGGTTACTAAGGAGTTGGTTATGGGAACTCTCAACATCTGTCGGAAAGAACGTAGTCGTTCACCAATGCATACAACTGCATTGACTACGCGATCCTCTTGATAACCAGACGCTCCAATATGCCCTTCGTATAATAATTCAGGGTTGCTTCCTGAGTTCATCTGTGGAACAGCTAAACCGAAAGGAGCGATTGATATATTACATGGCTGGGCGAACTCAATATCGGGGCCTCCACAAACTTCTATTAAAACGGAAACAGTGGAGGATACTGAGGATGGGGCGACTAATGAGTCCAAAACGTGTATAGCTAATATACCTGATGTGCTGTTCGCAGCGTCTGTAGCAGTAGTACTACCGAAGTAGGTGTTATTCGTGTACTTATAAGGCGTGGACGACACATACGGAACTCGGAAGATAAATTCATTACCTTCCCTGACATCGATAATCTCTCTGTGCAGGTAATTAGTATTAACGAGCGTATAGTTAGCTGGGTTTTGGGTGACATATTGTGTTGAGGGCCAAAATGAAACTGCGATACGGCCTGAGTGGAACTCAGTCTTCACAAATTTCAATTTGTATATTAGTGTACCTCTCCACATGGAAAAGAACTGGGATAAAAATCCGACTGGAGCATAGTTATAAACTAAATTTGTTCCTGATCCATTAGTGGTGGTGGCACTGGTATTTGGGGAGCACAATGTGGAAAACAGGGTTGTGGCCTGTGCTTGTGCTGTGGTCCAGTTAAACTGTCCCTGATATGCTGGTACCGACGCTATAAAAGCGAAGTCCATTTCATCAGTTTCAGTTCCTGAAAATCCGGGGGAAACATCCACTGCATTTGATGACATGTAAGACAACACTTGGGAGTTATCTATAACATCACAACTTCCAAATTGGTGTAAACCTTGTCGTTGGAAGAATGAAGCGTGTTCTAAATTAGCTGGTCGAGACCAGCCATATACGTGGGCTGAATGAGCTAATAAATTGGAAACCCATCCTACTTGGGACGCGAATGCTCCTATCAAAGGAACATCGGCCCAAATGGACGATACTTTCTGGACTTTTACTAGATTGGATTCTAAAGGGCCCACGCCCTTTTTCTTTTGTTCATCCTCGGTACCCATCTGAGGGATGGTGGCACCAATTAATTCTACATTTTCAAGAGAAATCCAAATGGTGTATGTACACGAGGTTGATCCGCTAGGCGCAACTAGAGTGGAATATGGGTATAGTTGAACTACACCTAAGCATCCACAGGTGAGAGGGTCATTGATCATTGGGTCGATATCTAGATAATTGAAAGCACTATTATAGGGAATTCTGAGAATAACTTCTGTTTGTGTGTTTATATCCAATTCGACATGATGTAACTGGGTTCTCTGAACCAAAGTTGCGTTGTGCATGGAATAATGTAATATGTGTCTCTGGTTAGAGAAAGGAGCTCCTCCAGAGGGAGTCCAACAAAGCATATATCTGCCTTGCTGGAATCTGTTAGCATTAACCTGGAATCTTAAAACTATGTCACATCGCATGCCTAAGAAACCTTTAAGTTTCTGAGACCAAATTGGGAATGTTTGGATAGCTTGATTGGGTAAAGCAAACTGTGGAAAGGAGGAAACACCATCACTGGTGGTTAAACTACCGGAACTTAACTGAACTGGTTTTGCCAAGAAACTTTTAATATCTTGGGTATACGTGTCATTGTTCTTGGAAAATAGTTTCTTGAACCACGATGGGTTATTAACTGTTGCGATTTTAACTTCTGCGTCCGCTGTAAAAGCGGTGGTGGCTTGGGTTTCTCTTCCGCCCGAAGAGATAACGGTTTCTGGGGCATTGTTCGTTGGTTGATTTGGATCTAGGGAGCCTGTTGCAGTCCCGTTCGCATTATTACTTGATTCTGTCATTTTACTTATTCATTGGGGCCGAGATTTCATCTCCCGGTCGGATGGCTAAAGGTTTAAAGTGGGGTAGCTAGCCACTGTGCCTCTTCTTTTCGAGGAAGAGGCAAGACTCGTTTTTGGGGTTTTATATTGTTTTTGGGTTTTTATTTTATACTGACATAGTCAGGACAGTTTTCAGACGTGTCGGTCGGCAGCTACAGAGTTCTAGTGTAGGAAAGAATCTATATTACAAGCTTCATTAAGGCGCTCGTAGAAAGACATCTCTAATGGTCTAGCTGGGTTAATTTTAACATGGGGATAATATTGGCGCACAGCTTTAACAATCTGGGGAGCCCAGTGTTCATAAACATCTTTTCCGTGGAAGGAAAGTTCATAAAGACTAGTGACAGCATTGTCTACTGCTATATTATCGGGGTTATCTTTCTTGGTCCAACTGCTCATTTCTAAAACAGTGTTAAGGGTTAGAGGTCCTAAGAAACGTCCTAAGTAAGGTTCGTATCTATAGCCTCGTTTCATGAATTCACATTCGACTAAGGGCTTGAGGGGTATAACGGGTTTTTGTTTGTGTTCATCCGTATATACCATTCCATAAGTCTTCATTGCTTCATGGAGTGTAGTCATGTTGTAGAGGTCACGGTAATTAGTGTGTACCGTGCCTTCATTGTCGTCGCCCATCACAAATGGTCTGACATATTCATCAAAATTGTGTTGTCTACTCCAACTAACCAGATCTAACCAACAAAATCTTAAAA